TCATTGGACCAAACATATGGTCTACATCTTTCATAACCATTGTGGTTAGGTATTTTTGGTAAGGTTTCATTTCGTGATGCAAAAACACATCAATTGGTAGTAGTCGATTAGATTCCCACCACCAAGTTTCACCCATGGTAACAAACGAAGTTCTAGTTTCCAAGTCTGGCATTTTTGCTAGGTCGTACATTGTTAGTATAGTGTTATCATAATTAACTACTATCCCGTAATACTCGGAACTAGCATAGGTAATTCCAGTAATGAACGGAAACCGCTCTTGATCAATTTCTTGCATAACGATATTTACCTTAGTAATAGATAAATACTGTAATAGAAAGGTATATATTATATGAATCATGCCAATAACAGACTATATTTGTACGAGAATTCAGTAGATCTCGTAATTGAGGCCGACAACTTACATGTGGATAACAAACCAATGAACAATAAATCACTAATAGCACACAAAGGGTTAACTAATACAATCAACTTTAATATTAGAAACCGCGATAGAAAACTACAACCTGTATTCACAGATGATGTTGTTGCATACATTGTGAATCCAGCATCTAGAACTAGACTACTCACTAAAAGAATCGAAGTTACTAGCGACACAGGAATGGTAAAGTTACATCTCACAGAAGGCGATTTACAAAATATTAACCCAGGTCTATATAGAATGTATATTACTAGAACAAACGAGAACGGTGTAGACTTACCAATGTATTCAAATCAAAATAATGATGTTGCATTAGATATTGAAATATCTGAACAAGCAGTTCTCGAACCAATCCCTACACAGTTTAATACTACAATGTTAGAACCAACAAACAATGTTTTTGTTTCGAGTGCGTTCTTTGGTAACTTGGATAGTAACTTCCAAAATGCCCAACACAGTGTAGCAGTGTATCATTCAACCTATACAGGAAATATAAAAATACAAGCAAGTTGTTTGCATACAACACCCGATGCCGACGATGCACATTCAGATTGGTTTGATGTAGTAAGTAATGTAGCCATTTCTGGTACCACTGATATCCTACATAAATCATTTTCTGTCAATTGCAACTGGGTAAGAGTTATAAGTTACCCGGACGATGCCAATAGTACTATTTCCAATATTCACGTTAGAAACTAAATTCTATTTGACTTTGATATTTAACTCTGCTATAATATGCCTATGAGTGTGGATTCTGTAATAGAGCAAATACATAGATTGTTAGTAGACAATCTTCCAGTGCGTAGTACAAGGACACCTAGTGGCTGGACTACATTTGATTGTCCTGTGTGCAGTGATAACCGTAAACGTGCAGGTGTTATTTCTAATGGTGCTAAGATTAGTTTTAATTGCTTTAACTGTGGACACAAAACAGGTTGGTCTCCTAATCCTTACATGGGTAAGAAGTATAAAGACTTAGCAATGAAAATGGGTGCCACTACAAGTGACATACATGCAGTGCAAGTTGAAATGTTAAAGTACAGTGACGACTTACAAGAGTCAGAAGGTACTAACTATGTTTATAATTTAAGCAAGTTTGACACAGTAGAATTGCCAGAAGATGTACAAACAATTGATAGTTTAGCAGATGGCAATGCTCTAAAAGAATATGCTAGAGAGCGAGGGCTACTAGGCATATACCCTTTGCTACATTTTAACGATATAGCAAACAAGAAAAGAGTTATTGTGCCATTTACATATAATGGAGAAATTGTAGGCTGGACAGGAAGACATATTGCCCCACCAGACAAGCAAACACCAAAGTATTTGCATAAACTACAACCAGGATATGTGTTTAATGTTGATACATTTGCTGACAGTGAACGAGAAATTGTAATTGTCACAGAAGGCGTGTTTGATGCTATACTTGTTGACGGTGTTAGTATACTTGGTAACAGCATAACACCAGAACAGGCACACTTAATTGATAGATTAGGTAAACGAGTTATTGTATGTCCTGACAGAGATACAGCAGGTAAAGAGCTAATTGAACAAGCTCTTGAACTTAATTGGGAAATAAGTTTCCCACCTTGGCATGTTGATGTAAAAGATGCCGCAGATGCAGTCGCCAAATATGGCAGACTTTTAACCGTTGCGAGTATAATTAAATACGCAACCAATAATAAGATTAAATCACAAGTAAAGATGAGAATGCTATAATGGATATAAAAGATTACAACGAAGAAGTACAGGAAATGTTTTTGAGGTTCTTGATCAGTGATCCTACATTGTTCTCAAGATGTCAAAACATTGTTGACCCTGGATACTTTAATAGAAAGTTTCGTCCTTCGGTTGAATTATTACAAAATCACAGCACTGAATTTAATTCTATTCCCACACTGGAGCAAATACAAGCAGTAGGAGGTGTTGAATTACTTCCAATTGAAAATATAACACCAGATCATCACAACTGGTTCTTGCGTGAGTTTGAAACATTTTGTAGACACAAGGCACTTGAAGCAGCAATCATTGAAAGCACAGACTTACTCGAAAAACAAGACTACGGCACAGTAGAAAATAAAATTAAAGCGGCAGTACAAACTGGTCTTGTAAAAGATCTAGGCTTAGATTATTTTGAAAATCCTAAAGAAAGGCTTGAATGGATCAAGCAACAAGCAGGTGCAACTAGCACAGGTTGGAAAGGTATTGATCAAAAGTTATATGGTGGCATGAACAGAGGCGAGATTAATATATTTGCTGCTCCAAGTGGTGGTGGTAAAAGTTTATTCTTACAGAACTTAGCAGTTAATTGGGTAATGGCTGGACTAAATGTAGTCTATATCAGTTTAGAGCTAAGTGAACAACTTATTAGTATGCGTTTAGATGCAATGGTTAGTGGTTATGGCACAAGAGATGTTATGAAAAACATTGACGATGTTGATTTGCGAGTGCGTATGAAAGCAAAAGGCGCCGGTAATCTCAGAGTTAAGCAAATGCCAAGTGGTGTAAATGCAAATGATGTTAGAGTATTTTTACGAGAATATGAAATTGAATGTGGTGAGAAAATAGACTGTTTATTAGTTGACTACTTAGATTTAATGATGCCTATTAGTGCTAAAATATCAGCAGAAAACTTGTTTGTTAAAGACAAATACATATCTGAAGAGTTGCGTAACTTAGCAGTAGAGCGTGATATACTACATGCAACAGCATCGCAGTTAGGAAGAAGTGCTGTAGAAGAAGTAGAATATGATCACAGTCATATTGCAGGTGGTATCAGTAAAGTTAATACAGCAGATAATGTTATTGGTATATTTACAAGTAATGCTATGCGAGAACGAGGTAGATATCAAATACAATTTATGAAAACTCGTAGTAGTGCAGGTGTTGGTAGCAAAGTTGATTTAAAATTTGATACAGATACATTAAGAATTGAAGATTTAGAAGAAGGTGATGAAGATTCTCTAACAATGAGTACTAACAGTTTAGTTGATCAACTAAAAAGAAACAGTAGTATTAAAGCAGATGAACCTGAAACACAGGACACAGTAGGACAAGCACTTAATATGGTCGACTTTTTACGCAAGAATGACGACTTCTAATTGATAAATAGTGTTAAGCCTATTAACAGGAGCGTAATGTGCGTAAAACTCGCAGTATAATAGAAGAATTAAATCTTATTTCTGTAGACAGAGACAGAAATCATGCGGTTGAAAACCGTGGCGAACACCTTATTGAAAGTGTAATACATTTAATTGAACGAATCGAAGCACATTACAGCGAAGATCAAGCAAAGGATTTAACCAATCGTATAGTCAATAGCATTCGTGCTAAAGATTCTTCCAAATTCTCCCGAGGCATAAAAAAAGTTATTAAAGAGAGCCAACGGGAAGAAAAGAATGAATCTAATTCGTAAAGATATTGATCTAATAACAGAAAATATTAAGATAAACGAAGCCTGGCAAGAACTGCCTGTTTCTGTTAGAGAAGATTTAAATACAATAGTTAGAGAGTTAACTAAACTCAACGAGGCAGCACTTGCGCCAGAGCAAATACAAGGTGTATTTCAGAGCTTAGTTACTAATCGTGGCGAAGGTGGAAACACTGCTCAACTAGCAAAGAAAGCTCAACTTCAACTAACACCATTATTTGCAAAAATAACTGGTAATCCCAAACTTAAAGCAATACTATCTAAAGTAGGTAACGCAGTACCTATTGAAAGATTAAAAGTAATGGTTGCAAAATTACCAGACCCTGCAGGCAAAAATGCATCAGCAGTTGTTGCCGCTATCCAAAAAGGTGCTCAGTCAATTGAAAATGATGAAGACATTGCAGCATTCAAAGGCTTGATGATGACAGTTATCACTATTGGAATGGGTGTCGCAGGAGCAGGTGGACCAGCAGTACTTGGTATTATAGGAACAACAGCAATATTTAGAACAGTAGTAGACAGTGCTATCAAAGCAGCCGCAGGTGGAACTGTAGCAGACATTGCTAAAACAGCAGCCGTAGGCGCAGCCAAAGGTGCTATTGCAGGACTTGCAGGTAATATACTAAGTGGATTTGGAGATGTACCAATAGAAGGTGATGAAAACTTAATGTCAACATCTTTCCCAGCTCAAGAAGTTGACTTAGCAAGTGCAGGACAAGACGCAGGAATGAGCATGGACGAAATTGATTCGTTTATCGATAACCTAAATGCTGATGAAGATGCGTTAGCAGATGAATTATTCTCAGCTCAGCCTACAGCAACCGAAGAACTCTTAGGAAGAATGAATGTTGGTCCTGAGTATGCAGACAAATACGAATCTATGATGGCACGAAGTGCTGAAATCACAGACGGCAAACTTGTAATGAAGGCAGAAGGCTTTGGTTCATCAATGGGTGTGCTAATGGATCCACAAGAATTTGCAGAATACAATCAAATTGTTGCAGCTAATGGCGGCGGCATGGATGGATTATTTTCCGCAGAAGCTGGAGAATTTAGAAATCAAATTGCAGCATCAGTTGGTGGAGCAGTAAAAAGCGAAGTAGGTGGTGATGTAGCAGACAACTTGACTCAAAGTTTTGTACATCCTGAGTGGAAAAATGTATTATCAGAAGAAGTTGGCGAAGACTTTGATGCATTAGTTGAACAAGTAGGTGAAGAAGTAGCAGTATTTGTTATGCTGGAATGGTACAACAAACATGTTAAAGATAATAAAGTTATTATTGAAGGCATGGAGCATTTACAAGAGCATAAATTAATCGAAAACATAGAACAAACAATGAGCGAAGCACCAGATTTAGGTGGCATTGCTAAAAAAGTTGGTGGTGCATATAAGTCAGCAGTAGGCAAAGTAGGACAAGCAGCCAAAGCAGTTGGTACTGCCGCAGTTAATACTGTTATCAAGCCAATTCTTAACAGTGCTCCAGTAAAAGCATTTACAAATAAGATAGCAGCAATAACAGGTATGCAAGGTGCAATAGATCCTGAGAAATTACAAGCAGATTATACAGCGGCTAAATCACCAACAGAGTCAGATGATGTTGCTAAATTCTTGCAAAAGAATGCAGGTGCAACAAAAGAAGAAGTTGATGCGGCATTTAAAGCGGCTGGTGTAGAAGCAGTAGCACCAGAAGAAGAGCCAGAAGGCGAACAGCCAGAGCAACCACAAGGTGAACAACCAGAACAACCAGAACAACCAGAACAACCAGAACAACCAGAACAACCACAGGGTGGGCAACCAGAACAACCACAGGGCGGCACACAGCCTGATCAACCTCAAGGTGGTGCACAAGGTGCCGGAGGACAACAAACAGGCGCACAGGGCACTACAAGCGGTCCTACAGGGGGTTCTGCAGGTGGTAGTGGCGCAATAGGCAAAGGTGTACAACAAGCACAAGATGGCGATGCAGAAGATTCAAATTTACCAGAATTGAAAGTAGGCAAGTCAGAAACAATTAATGGCATTAAGTTTACATTTGACGGCACAGGCTGGAAAGACCCACAAGGTAGATCTGCACAAGGTGCAATGCAACAAGACTTAATGGCAAAGTATGGCAGAAACGGTGACGGTACTGCATTAAAGAATCCTGGTTTAATACAAAGAGCAAAAGATTGGGTATCAGGTAAAACACCAGGCTTAGCACAAAAAACAAGATCAGATCCTAAAGCAAGTTTAGGAAAGAAAGCAGCAGGCGTAGTAGGAGCAGCAATTGGTGGAATGTTTGGTAAGTCCGGTGGCGGACAACAAGCAGAACCAGGAACACCAGAGGAACCAGGAACACCAGAGCAACCAGCACAACCAGGACAACCAGCACAACCACAAGCAGGTGAACAGCCAGCACAACCACAAGGACAACAGCCAGCACAAGGTGCTCCTAAAGCAGTACCAGGTCCTACTACAGCAGAGTTAAAAATGTTACAGTCTAAGACACTACAAGGTGACTTAGCATCTGCAAAAGCATTAGTTGCTAAATTAAGTGAACTAAAAAGTAAAGGATACGATGCAGATAAATTTATACAAGCGGCAGCTCCAGTAATGAAGAAAGGTGGATTAGCAAAATCAGATCCACAAGCATACGCAACTTTTGTTAAAATGGCAAGAAGCATGAGAGCAGAAGCATACGAACACATGTGTGCTATACTAGAACATGCAGGACTTACTTGGGCAGATATAGGATACGAAGTATTAATTTCAGAAAGTGTAACATCACATGTTATGCTAATACCAACTGATGTTGTACAAATGTCAGAAATGAAAAAGTTAGCAGGCATCTAAATGCGTTTTATAGAGATATCAAAACCTCTAGTAACTAGAGTAATCAATGAGAGCTTGTTGTTAGAAGCAGACGGCAAGAACACTCACATGGAACACCTTGAAGATAATATCTTTAACAAAGGATATCAAGGAGCCAAAGAAGCAGTAGATTACTTGTATAGTTTGCATCAAATGTTAGAAGGTAACGCAAAAGGTGCATTTGATATGACTGTTAAGTGGGACGGTTCACCTGCAATCGTAGCAGGTAAAGATCCAGCAACTGGCAAATTCTTTGTAGGTACTAAAGGTGTGTTTGCAGGAAAAGCAAAACTTAACTTCACTGAAGAAGACATCGACAAGTACCACGCAGACAGAGGCGACAAAGACGGCAGTGGTTTACGAATCAAATTAAAAAATTGTTTAAAACATTTAAGCAAATTAAAATGGGACACAGTTGCACAAGGCGACTTGATGTTTCAAAAAGGTGACATCAAAGAAATGAATCACGATGGTGAAGCCTTAATATATTTTAAGCCTAATACTCTTGCTTATGCTTTACCAAAGGACAGTGAACTAGCACAGCAAATGCTAAGTGCTGAGCTAGGTATAGTGTGGCACACAGAGTACGCAGGCGGACCAACACTAGCAGATACAACAGCAACATTTGGATTCGATTCAAATAGATTAGGCAGTACATCTAGTGTTTGGCAAACAGATGCAAACATCAAGGATGTATCAGGTACAGTAACAATGACTGCTGAAGAATCAGCAGAAGTATTAGCAACTATCAAAGCCGCTGACACTTACACTAAGCAAATTAGTAAAGATGTGTTTAATTGGTTAGAGAAAGGCAACGACTTAGTGGGCAAAGATTTCTTACAACAACTAAAAGCCACAGTAAACAATAAGATTAGAGCAGGAGACTTTGGCTCCCCTGAAAGTTTAGCAAAAGAATTTGTTGTAAAATGGATTGATAAGTCTACAAAAGAAATTGACAAAGTAAAAAGACAAGCAACTAAAGATGCTAAAACTGAAAAAATGGTTCAGACTGTAACATTCATTAAACAACATGCAGGAGAAATCACAGCAGTGTATGATTTATACATGATGTTGATCAAAGCAAAGTTGGCCATTATTGCTAAGTTAGGAAAATTACAAAGCACACAAACTTTTGCAGCCGATGGCGAAGGATTTAAAGCCACAAGCGGAGAAGGTTTTGTTGCTATTGACAGAATTGGTAATGCTCTCAAACTAGTTGACAGAATGGAATTCAGTAGATTAAACTTTGGAACAGGGAAGCCAACAGGATAATGGAATTAGAATTTATAGATCAAGAAATATCTGAAAGTAGATTATACAGATCTTCTGGCAATATGCGTCAGCTCACTGGTAGAGATGTTGCTAATCTAACTTATTTAAATACCATTGCACTTTATATGATGGTACAGGATGATGTACAACATGGCTATGCAGCAAATTATGCAAAGCAAACCTCCCAGTATGGTGGATATACTACATTTAGAACTAGTGCTACTGACTTATACATGCTATGTTTTACAATTGCAAATCCTAAGAGTAATAAAATAACATTAAAGAACAGAGTAGCAAGTACTTCTTTTTTACAAAATATAAACTTTGATGCTAGAAAGCATTTTATGTTTATGAAAAAAATTGCAAACGGCTCTGATAGAAAAAATGAAGCAGTTAGTTACTTCTTTAGACTAGAAGCACAACTACAAATTACAGATTCTAAGTATAAACAATACCGTAGATTTATTACTGATTGGGGTAATTTAAAGTATTCAAGTAGACAACTAGTAGTAACAAAAATATTACAAACAATGCGTAGCATAGGAAGAGGAAGTGAATTACTTACACCTATGTCTACTATGGTTAAATATAGGAAGTATAGCACAGAACCAGCATATGATGTACCAAGAACTAGTTTTGCACAAAAAGTAGCAGGTGCAGCAATTGGTGCAGCCGCAGGTAGGTATGCCGCTAAGAAATTAACAAAACTTGCTAAAGAAAAACCTGATACAGTTAAAAAAGCAGGTACCGGTATTGGTGCTATAGCAGGTTATTGGGCTGCTGGTAGAAGGAAGAAACAAACATGAGAATTGATGAAATTATAGCAGAGCGTGAAACCCAAGGTACTAAAGATTCACTTGAATTACTTAATCAAGAATTTGACGGCGAGTTTTTAGATCCTAACGGAAACAAGTATCAGTGGGCAATGCAATTCCATAAGGCTTCAGTTGTTATGAATGCTTTACAATATTTTAATAAGCCAAATTATAATGCAGGAACAGCAATCAAAGCAGCAGTACAAGATATGTACCCAGACAGTGAATATGTAACTGGCAAGAAACAAACAAAAGACAGAAAATCTAAAAAGAAATCTGATAAAACAAATACTGATTCTCCAGTTAAACTGTCAGCAGAGCCTAAGAAAAAACGAGGTGCCCAAGTAGGTAACCAGAATGCAGTCAAAGATTATACTGCCGGTGATGGCAACACAAGACAAAGAATATTAAAGAAATTAAATCCAACAGCAGGTCTAAACACAACAGATCTTGGAACAACATTTAGTTCAGCATTAGGAAAAGCAAAATCACAAGCCAGAAACTTAGACGCTCTTAGTATAAATAAATCGGATTTTAAAGCATAGATTGATAAATAATAGCATATATTCAATTCAGGAGAATTAACATGGCACAAGCAGATAGAAGATCAGCAGCAGCAGGCGAGTTTATTGGTAAAGATGTATTTCTTAAAAGTTTTCAACAACAATCAGGAAATATTTCAGCAACTCAATTAACAGCATTAGTTAGCTCTGTTCAAAACTTAAACCTTTCAGTACTTAAAGTTGGCGCAGTATCAGGCGATACAGTTAAAATGATAGTTGAAGGTGCAGATAACTTAGCAAACGGTGACATTGCAGCACACGTTATTGCTGATGTATCATTCTAAGTTTAACTAACTTTAGATATTAAAAGGCAGTTTAACTGCCTTTTTTTATGACTAGATTGATAAATAAGTACATAGAGTAAAGAATTAGCTCTACATTATATTTAGGAGAATAACCATGGCACAAGCAAACCCAAACGCAGCAGTTAGAGCAGCTAACGGCCTAGTAGGAACTACTCACATTATGTCAGTAACTGATGTATCAACAAACTCAGTAGCAGACGTGACAGCAGAAGCACAAGCAGAAGGCTTTATCGTTGTAGCAATTGAAGATGACGTAGCAAATGACGGTTGTCACATCGCTTTACAAGGCGCTGGCGCAACACCATCATTAACAGGCGCAACATTAGTTGTAACTTTTGGCTAAGTTTTAACATTTAGTTTAAAAAATCCTCACTATGTGGGGATTTTTTTTGACTATAATAAGATAAATATTTGCATAGGGCAACAGGTAAGCCCGTTCAAATCGGAGTAACAAAATGGCACAAACAAGAGTAAATGGTTTTACTGAAGACCTAAACGGTTTCGGTAGAGTAATACATATTGCAACTGCAACAGTTTCAACAAACATGACCCAAGCGAAAATGGATGCTTTAATACAAGCAATAACTGTACAAAACTACACTATTACTGGTATTGAAGGTTTCTCAGTAGATGCAACTACAGCAATATACATTGCATACGAAGGTGGCCCAGCAATTGCTGATGATGCTACTAACGCATTCGGTGTTACTGGCTGTGCATGGGCTGGGGTAACTTCCTTTTCCGGCTAGAATTCCTTACTACCTTAGGAACGTGATGTTGCAAGGCGTCACATTAAAGAGCACTCTTCGGAGTGCTTTTTTTTGACCAGCAAAAATTTTTAGATACCTGTTAACAGTTTGATGATAAATAGTGTATATATCGGAGACACACATGACATTAAATAGATCAGGCGCAATGAACAGCCAAGAAGTTGTAACAGGAAACATAGAATTTTACACATTATATACATCATTAGACATTACACATACTGGTGATTTTACAAACAATACGCAAAAAGATTTTGAAAGTGTTGTTCAAGTTATTGGCTTAAGAGCTATGCCAATTATCATGAACAAGCCAGTTGCATTAAGCGGAGTAGGTGCTAATGTACTAGAAGGATATGGAGCACCAACTATGACAGGTGCTGGCTGGATTTTTAAATTTGCTTTTGAGCGTGAGAGTGTGCATAGCATTACTACATTAGTTGATGAACTTGACGGTATTGTATTAAATGCAGGCACAATAGATACAAAGAATTCAGTAAATATGGAATTCACAAAACAGGATTTATTATAACATGCCAAAGAAAACAAAACCAGAGTTAGATCAAGCTGCTGAATCACTACCGGCATACTCAGGAAATATCGAAGCACACATCATTGCTGACATGCTTCGTATTGAAGCAATAACAACTGAGTTGCGTGAATTTAAAGATGATACTAAGCAAAGATTAAATAAAATGGAAGGATGGATTATTGGCATAGTTGCTGTTACTGTTACTTCATTGCTAGGTACAATAGCAATATTATTAGAGAGCTTATTAGGATGAGACTTGATGAAATAGTAGAGGGAGAAATCCTCGAAGCTCGTATGGTTTGGCGCCGTATGGGCAACAAGATTAAACGTGCTGTCCGTTGTACAAGCGGTCCACGAGCAGGCAGAGTTGTTGCTAATCCAAGTCAATGTGCAAAGCCAATTGATCTCAAAAAGCGTATGACACTGAGAAGAACAAAAGCCAAAATGGGCAAACGAATGATTCGTAAAGCTCGTAGAACTAAAAGATTTAATCCTATGGCAAAGAGGTTAAAATCACTCAATAGACCAGTAAGAAGAAGGCGTTAATACAAGATGAAAGCGAAGGATATACGCACACTAAAGTCTTTAATTTCTGAGTACGGCATGTCTAGTGGTGCAAGTACACCAACATCTCAACAAAAAACAGGTTCAACTGCTAAAGCAACAGCAGCCGCTAAACCACCAAAATCAAGTGTAAACAAACCTCAAGTAAGTCCTAGCAGTCAGCAAAATAAGACTGACACTGAACAACCAGCACCAGTTGAGCCAACTATATCAAAAGCAAAAGAGTTAGCACAAGACTTTGAATACCAAGACGACAAAGGCGACATTATTAAAGTTGTAAGCCCAGTAGACAATGGCTTAAACAAAGATGCAGTTGTTGTACAAAACCAAAAAAGCAAAGAATTTTTTACACTTAATCCAGACGATGATATTACACTGCCAGGCGAAGAGCAGGAAGTAAGTGAAGGCAAACTTGGCAAAATGCTTACTAAAAGACAAAAGAAAAGTCACATAGGCCAAAAAATTAAGAGACTTACTCGAGAGCATAAACGCCGTGAGCAAGGTGACGAACTACTATTTGAGATTAATTTTAATAGTCAGAAGTTAGCAAAAGAAGCATTAGTTGCACCTATTAAATGTGGATTCGAAGCCGAAACAAGTTGGGAAAATATTTATGGTGGAAGTGATGATGATGAGGGTGACTGGTTATACGAATATAACTGGTATGACATTGAAGATTTTGTTGCAGATCAAGATGGTCGAGGCTCGGTTGATACTATTAATGATGCGTACGATGAATGGATTAGCGAACAGGCGATGGACCTCGAAAGTGATATTGTTTGGGAAATAGTTAGCGAAAGAGAAGAGGACGAAGTATATCTCAACGATTACATAGATCAAGAATTAGACGAAGATGACATAAGGGAATACAAAGAAAATCAAGTAGAAGACATGGACGATGACCAATTGGAAGAGTTCGAAGATTGGGACTTTATGGCTTGGGGTCGTCAGTATGTGGAAGAAGAATTACTCGATGAGTACAAAGAATGGCTTGCAGATGGTGTTCGCGACGAAGGCGAAGCAATGGAAAGAGCCTATGATGATGCAAGAGATAGTAATAGCATAGACGACTGGGCAAGTAACGAGTACGGTAGTTGGAGTAGTTGTCTTTCAGAATTTGGAATTTATCTTTACAATCCAAATGGAGGCGGCGGATTAGAGGAAGTGTCCGCGGGATTAGAAGACTGGATGTACAATAACAGTAAGTTCAACGAAGTACAAGTTGGTGAATATCATTCCACTAGCGGTGGAATAGATTATTGGCGTGTAGAGGATGATAGTTCGATTGATTCAGGTGGCACAGGGGCAGAAATAATTAGCCCAGTGTACAGCACACCAAAAGAAATGCTCGGTGAAATGAAAAGTTTATTTGAGTGGTTAGAAGAGCAAGGCGCCGAAACAAATAGTTCAACTGGATTACATGTTACAATGAGTCTAGACAGTGAAGAAAAAGAAGATATTAACGATGTTAAACTTGCTGTACTGTTAGGCGACAAATATTTATTAAGTACATTTGGCAGAGAAGGAAACTCTTATGCAAAAAGCCAAATGGATAACTTAAAAAGAATGGCAAGTGAACTTAAAAGAAATCCTGACAGTACTAAAACTATAAAAGGTATTGAAGAAATATTAAAAGGCGGTATTAGTAGAGATAAGTTCAGTGCTATTAATTTTAAACAAGAATCTGACAAAGAGACAGGCAACCAATTAATTGAATTTAGAATTGGTGGTGGCAACGATTACCATAATAATTATAATACAGCAGTAAAAGCAATTGTTAGATATGCGGCAACATTGACTGCTGCATATAGCGACAAGATGTACAATGACGACTATGTAAAAGCATTGTTTAGAATGATAAGCAAACTAGATACTATTTCACCTGATGATGAAGAGCGTGTAAAAAGTAGAACAGATGTCGAACATCCTGCAATAGATGTATTAAAAGGTTATTTTTCTAAAGAAAATTATGTTAACAGTATGTACTTAGTGGCATCAGCATTTAACACATTAGAAGAATATAAAAAATTAAGTGCTCCGGGTGCTGATAAAAAATGGAAACAAAGTGTAAAGGATTTCGAAAAAGGTACAGGTACAAAACTTGATGGATTAGAAGAAGATGAAACCACAACAGGTTATATACAACCAAGTACAATAGCACCAAGCAAACAGGCTGAAGCATACTTAAAGAAAGCACAAAACAAATTTGCAAGAGCAATAGCACAGGCAGGTTATGATATAAGTCAAAATTTAAACCGTGCAACTATTAATGCTAAAGGCATTGGCGTACTAAGAAAAACATTACCTGAATTTAAATTAACTGTCGAACAATTAGGAAAGATAATTATTACGCCTGATGTTAATCAATCAGTTGAGATTGGTAGAAACCCAGGCGGTACTTTAACACATAAAGAACGTTTAAGTAGAATTAAGAATGGTTCCGATAGATTATTTAAAAAGACAGTTGTTGTAGAACCAGATTATTTAACTGCGGCACAAACAGATAGAATTGTACAAGGACTATGGAATGCTGTGCATGCCGAAGACGGCTTAGACAAAGAAAAACTTGCTGACCTTATCGATACAGCATCTCCAAGAGTAAGCAAAGATTATGCTGGTGAGTTTATAGACAAAGCAACTCAAACATCATCTGATATTAATTCACAATATAAAATTTTTCATAAAAGAGTAATTTCCGGAGGGTATGATTACCAAGAGATGTTTGAACCCGGCATGCCTATAATGAAAAAAGAGCTAAACAAATTACAAGATTATATCAAAAAATTCCCACAATGGGAACATGCTGTTTCTAGAGATCATAATCCAGATCTACAGCAAGGACAAGACAGTTATATTGAAAATGCAATGAGTAAAATGTTGCAAAAAATGAGACTTCGTTGGGAACATTTAGAAGATGTTAGACAAGACCAGCCTGCAAAATATTATGATAGCATGAAGGTAATTGCTGATCTTGCAGAAAAACTAGTTAAGCAAAATAAAGCCGAAGACAATTATATGGTTGATAACCATCCTCAAGTAAAAGGCACTAGACATGAAGATGTGCGTGAAGGTCCTGCATATTTTGCAATGAGCAAATATGCTGCAGAGACATTGGAAAATGCTATTGATGAAGTTAGAGGCAGACCAGATGCGTTTAGTGAACCAGTTGCACACAGATTTAGAAATACAATGCAAGATTATTTAAGATCTTCATACGAAAGATATTACGATAAAAAGAAAGGAACTCCTGATTACTACGATGACGAGTATATACAAAAGTTAATTGGCGAGCGTACCACTAATATAAAAAATTTCTTAGAAGGGTTTGATAAAATTGCACAAGAGTTTGGATTTGATTCTCAACAAACAGCCATTGATAAAAAGAAAAAATTAGATGTAAAACAGGATCAGTTTAAGAAAAAACACGGGTCTCCACACATTGGTACACTTCCAGTATTTAAATTTGGTGGTTCAATATTTGTTTCAAGTTCGTATTATAGAAATCTTAAAGCCGGCGAAGATATGATCACTGACCGTGATATTGCCCAAGAATTACAAAGCCCACAAAGTAAAGTACAAAGTAGACTTGGAAACATACTAAGTATACCTACTGCTCATTATCATCAGGCATTAGTTGCTAGTGATATATTAGCAAATGATGCACATAAAGGTACATGGAGAGAGAAAGTAGCAATGAAAGTACTTCGTAAATTCCAGCAAGTTTACGATGCTGGTTTTAGTGGAGTAGCAGACGAAAGTAATTACATAAACATAAATTCAAATGATGGTGAAATTAAAAATTTATTAAAGCAAAGAAATGTCAAATTTGAGCCATCCTTAGGTGATGGCAGAGAAGGAATGGGTCAGTTCAAGCCATTACTTCCAAGTGAAGAAGCAGAAGGACCATACGGCGAACCGCTTGATACAATGGCAGCAGCTTCGTGGCATGTAAATAATCCAGAACTTTCTAAGAAGGCAAAAGCAGACCAAGAAAAACAACAAAAAGCAAAGAACGCAATATCGGGTATGGTTGACGCCGCTGATGTAGAAGGACTTGAAGGAGCATCTTCAAACGGTGTAGCAAATAGCACAAATTGGGGTAATCTAGCAGACTACTTAAAAATAGAGCGTGGCGTAGGCAATCAAGGTGTAAACTTGTTACAGAAAGTTTATGATCAATTTGACAGCAATCACAACTGGCGCCCAGATAATGAAAAAGCAATAGGCACAGAAAGATGGGCGGCTGCGGTTAAAGCGGCTAAAGAATACATAGAAAAAAATTATAAAGTAAGTGGCGGAAACTATTTTAGACTAAATGCTGATGGTAGTCTAGGAGACGATGTTAGTACAGTACATAGTAGCGAAGCTGACGCCCAAGCTCAAAGAGATAGGATTAGAAGGATGAGTAAAGAAAGTACATTTAACAAGTTTGACAAGTTGCCACTAGAAGAGCAATTAAACTTATTGAACAAAGTTGACAGTAATAAAATCAACGAAGCATATAAAAAGAAAGGTAAAGGTTTTGAACACCCTAATAAGTCTGGTAAAAAAGCAAAATATGTAGAAGGTGCAGTACCAGACAACTCACCAGAAAAGAAGATACAAGAGTTACTAAATGTTCCGTTACTTGCTAGTGATTTAAAAGCACAAATGGAAGCATATTTTGTAGTACCTGATCCTAGTATGATTAGAGCTTTCAGAGAAGCCGCTAGTGGTGCAGGTCCTGATACTGATTTGCGTTCTATATTCAAAGGCTTTGTACAAAACAAAGTACATCCTACTATTAAACAAAAAGCAGGACTTAAAGAAAGCATGTTGTCGGAAGATGACTTAGACAGAGATAAAGAAAGATTCAATTTTATTATAGATAAATTAAAAGATAACCCAGCATTCATACAACGAGTTTACCGTTTTATGAGAACAGATGCTGAAAACCATGAACGAGTACACCCTGAAGATTTCTTAAAGCCAGAGAAAACAGCACCAGAAGCAGACTACAGTTATAAAGGTGTACTACCAGAGTTCGTAAAAGCAATTATGAATACTAAGGGTGATTTTGACGACATCGAAAACTTCCTTTCCACATACGGACAAGTGAGCTATGTTGATACTAAAGTTTTAATGGCAGACGGTGCATCAACATGGGATCAATGGCTAAAAGGTGCCGAAGGAGTTAGTACAGAATTTATAACAGAACTATATGATAACTTGTTTAACATAGCACTAAACATTGAAGGCTCTAATAGAGGACCAGGCGAAGTTGGTCTTGCACTGTTAGCACCTAACATTACATTTGCTAGTGTAGGTGATTTAAAAATTGATGGTGTCGAAGTTGAAGTTAAAGGTGAGAAGTCAAGTGGTGGTGGCAGACTTAAAAATAGTAATGCCGACTACGGACAGCCACAGTTAGATGCAGTTTACGACAAGTTTAAAATTGCACCAGAAGATAGACCACAACGTTTACCAAGTGGTAACGCAGGTAGTAGAGCAGGAACACACTTCCTGGATATTGCTACTCAATTAGACACACTTGCAGCAGGTGCAGGTAAAGCATACATACAAGAACTATTTACTGCTACATTTAAATATGGCGATAAAAGCATGATTAACTATATGATTGCAAACTACACTGGCATGGATAGAGCGGATGCAAGTACACTAGCAGGCGAAATATCTTACAGCAGTTATGCAAACATACTCAAAGAAAAAGGCTTTAGTATGTTCTTGTTCTTAAAACTTGGCGGCAAGAAAAGTTTAGCATTTGATGTAGATGATTATAAAAATCACTTAGACAAGTTTAAATTGGGTTCATTGGATTGGGGTGACAAGATGAATGGACCAGCAGTACAGGTATCAATGAGATAATGAAACTTTCTGAGTTACAAAGGCCGGAGCAAGAAAAAAACTTCCCGCGAAAGATTATGCCTCAGATTAGGCAACCTGATCTTGACGACGGCCCTTTCTCATATAAGTTAGGAAACATATCAGTATCTAATCTAAAGCCTGTGCAAAAGCAACGAGTAAAAGGATTAAAAGATAAAGCAAAGCGTGGCTTTGATGATGGTAGTATAAGACCTATAATTATAGACAAAAATAATTTTATTGTCAACGGACATCATAGATATGATGTAGCATTAGAATTAGACTTAGATAAAGTTAAAGCAATTAGAGTCGATGCTACTATAGAAGAATTAATAAAGCATTACAGTAGTAAAGCCAGAGACGAAGAAACATACGAAGACGGCGCCGGAGGCGGTGGTGGTGGAGCCGGCGGTGGAGCCGGAGCAGGAGGCTCAGGTGGAGCCAGTGGTGGTGCAAGTGCAGGTGGTGATGGTGGTGCAGCAACAGGCGGAGGCGATTCCGGTGGTGATGCAGGTGGTGATGTAGGTGGTGCTGATCCAGGCGATGCTCCTACTATGGATGCTCCTGTTAGTAGAGGATTTTTAGGAATAGGTACACTAGCACCGTACAAGAAAAAGAAAAAGAAGAAAAAGAAGAAAACTTCAAGTGTTAAGTTTGGCGGTAGCATATACGAAACAATAGAAGCAATGCAAGACCTTCAAGCATTATTAAATGCAATCGACGAAAACTTTGCAGACGGTAAGAAGAAAGGCAAAAGCAAGCCTGGTAGAGTCAAAAAAGCAGGTGCTAGTTGTAAAGGTTCTGTAACAAGTTTAAGAGCAAAGGCTAAAAAGTATAGTGGTGAAAAAGGCAAAATGTATCACTGGTGTGCTAACATGAAAGGCGGAAAAAAGAAGTGAACTTAAATGATTTTTTAACAGAAGAAAAGAAAGTACTTGTACAAGAAAGATTACCTTACGGTAAAAGCGATCTCAATCCTGTTATGAGTGAGGACACAATTAACTTTCACTATGGTAAACTTGCTAAAGCATACGTTACAAAATTTAACGAGGGCAAAGGCGATGCACAGTTTATGGAAGCAGGTGCATTCTTACACAATATATTTTTTCCACAATTGAAAGCACCAGGTGGTAGTAATAATCCTACTGGTGCAAGTAAAGAACTTATAGACAGTAAGTATGGAGACTTTGCTACATTCAAAGAACAGTTCGAAGAAGTAGCAATGAAGATACAAGGTAGCGGCTGGGTATACATGAGTACATCCGGTGATATCAAAACAATAGTTAATCATCAAGTTAAAAATGACATTGCAATGTTAGTTGACTGGTGGGAACATGCTTGGGCATTAGATTACCAACATGACAAAGGCAAATACTTAAACAATATGTGGCGTATTATTAACTGGGACATTGTAAACGTTAGACTAACATAATTAAAAACGGTAAATACTACTATGAAGATCAACGATATTATTCAAGAAACAACTAGTGCAGGTGGTATTGCTACCGTTGCAGCTCCTATGGGTGCTATGCAAAAAAGACCTAATGCAAGTGTGTTTGCTAATACAACTCCTAAAAAGAAAAAGAAGAAAAAAACAAGCGAAGCAAATGCAAATCAACAAGCATCTCTGTATAATCCAGATGGCAAAACTTACAGGCAACAACCTATGCCACATTTAGATGATAGAGATCCTGTAAACAAAGCACAAGACTTTGATTCATTCGACGATGACGACTTAACATACGATCAAGACTTAGATAAAGACATAAGGGACAGGCAGAGAAATGAAAAACTTTCTAAAATGTTAGATACACTAAAACCTGCAGAAAGAAAACTTATAGCCTTACGATATGGACTTGACGGTGAGGACCAACATAGTTTAGAAGATGTTGGCAAAATGTTTGGTATTACTAGAGAAAGAACACGACAAATAGAATCAATGATTTTACGCAAATTTAGACATCCTGATATGGTTAAAGATATCAAAGATACTATGCCTGAAGGCAAAAGCCCACATAAAAAAGGCACTAAAAAATATAAGAAGCACATGGCAGCAATGCATGCCGAGGCTACTTTACAAACAGGCGGATACGGTAAGCCTAAAAAGTCAAGGCATCAGCAAAAGATATGAAAGCAGTAAAAGGTAAAGATAACATCTTAAGTCTAATTAACAAGTTTGAAACACAACTATATGATCAGGCTGAACTGTTTGGCGGTTTAAAATTAAATGAACTGTCTGAGCGTGATGCACATCTCTGTGATGTAATGCATCAAAAAAATATTTTCAATAAAGTAAACAAAAATGGGTGTGAGTGCTACATTATATACTCAGCAAAACAAAAATTATAGAACACCAGTTCATAAATACCTATATGAACAAGCAAAGACTTACCAAGCAATTAGACACTATAGCCACTAATGTTGCTAAAAAAGGTGTGTATGTTGTAACCAAACATAACGATTCATTTGCTGTGCAAGAGCACATTACTAAATCTTTAGTAGCAACAGAAATTCCAATGAAATGTGTTGCATCATACTTATGCAGACTTCGTAATAAAGGAAAAGCACCTAGTATAACTATTAAAATTAAGTTAGAAGGGCTAATGGGACAGTATTATAGGTGTAAAAACGACATAATGTTCTATAGACACACTATAAAAAACACAAAAGACTTTACAAAATCCCAAGTAGTTGAAGCAAGACTGTTTGATACAATATGTAAGTTCAATTATACCAAAGACGAACTCAAACGGTTCAACTAAAATGTTCACAAAGATGATAAATAACAGTAATAGAGAATTTAATACCTGGGATTAATAAAAATGTTTTTAAAAGAATTCAACCAAAACGGGGCAAAGAAGATTGCCAAAGTTAACAAAATGCTAAAGGAAGAATTTGGTGTGTCATTGAAGACCTCCGGATTTCCTAAGAAAGCAAAATTAGACAGTTTACTAGAAACTGCTAACAAAAGTATTGCTTTAATCAAAAGCGGTAAAACTAAGTTTCAACAAGATCCTGATTACGCAAAGTTTTTAGGCATCAAAGATGTTCTTACAACTATGATTAGCGAAGGCATGTACGCAGAATCACCAGCACATGGTGAGATGAAAGAAATGATTAATGCTAGTGTTTGTAGTTTAATGGACAGCGGCTACACTGTAGACGAGGCTTGTGGCGAATGCATGAATCAGTACAGAATGGACTCTCGTTTTGCATACGATGATGAACATGTTATGCCAATTATCCTTTCAGCAGCAAAAAACTACTTGGAATCATGTGGTATGAATCACGAAAGTATTGAAGAAGAAGGCGAGTATATCCCAGAAACAGACCTTAACGATTCATTGCTTAGAGAACTTGCTAAAGAGTGTGGTGTTGAATTAACAGGTACAGAAAGCCTAGAAGCAATTGAAGAGAAGTTAGAATCTTTTGCTAAAGTAACAGAAAAAAGTAGAGACGCAGTTGTTGGTTTCTTAAACGGTTTAGATGAAGATGCAGTTGCAAACGGTATTAAAATGTTTGGTGCTAAAGTAGCAGAGCAAAACAAATTCACAGGCGCAAGAAAAGACGCTATTGCTAAAGGCGAAAAGAAATTTACAGTAGACGGCGAAGAGTACGAAGTAACAGGCGACACTGAAGACGAAAAGAAAAACGAAAGCACAATGTTTGATAGTATTATAGACGACATGCTAAACGAAGAAGTTGAAGGTACAAGTATCGAAGAAGCAGAAGTTGTAATGGCAGTAAGAGCATTAGCAGACGACATACAAGGACATGTAGAAGAAATTGGTCGTATGATGAATGAAAGTCTTCCTGCAATTGCAGATCAAATGCGTGGCGAAATGGGTGCTCAAGCAGCAGCTACTTTTGCAGACAGTGTTAATGGTTTACTAAGCGGATACTTAGAAAATTCAAAACTTGCTAAAGATGGCATTGATAATGCTATAGCAGGTTTAATCGGCGCAGGCACAATTGTAAACACTGACGATATGGGTTTAGGTGACACTGCTGACTTAGGCGCACCTGCAGAACCTGAAGTAGGATTAGAAGAGCCAGCAATGGATGTTAACGAACCAGCAGCGGCAGGCCCAGAAGAAGAACCATTAGGCAGAACACCTGTAGAGGTTTAACATGCTAATTAGAGAAGTGATATCAGAGGGATATTTTTCCGATTTAATTCTTACTGTTCAAGATCTACTTACAAAAGTAGGAGCAAAAGGTGAGACGGATATTCCTACTGAACAATTTAGAGCACTTCTAGCCAAGCAAGGATATGTTACTACAACAGACGAACTTATTGCAGCAATTGATAAGAGCGGACATGCTAGTAGTGTAAACAGAGAAGTCATTAAAACTAAGAATCAATTACCCGACGAAGTAAGCACAGATGACGGGGAAGAAGCAGCAGACACAGTATCTGACTTAGCTCAAGGTGCAGCAAGTACTGCAATGAACACGGAGATAGCATAGCAATGCCAGGCATATTTATAAATGCTAAAACAGCACGAAGCAGTACTAGAAACAATACTGTAATTCACAACGAAGTAACTGCTATTGAGAACGCAGTATATGCTAATGTTGATGCTGGCATACTATATGCAAATGTAAACAATTCTACAATGACTAACAGTAATGTTTACTACTATGTGTGGAACAACATTACAACAGATCCAACTAAATTAGATCAACTTAACTATGTAAAAAACTACTTCACTAAGTTAGGATACGGTGTTAGTATTATTACAAATCCAAACGATGCAACAGCATTACAGTGGAATATTAGTTGGTAATACCTATAAGTTATTGAAAAGAAAGGCATTTTTAAGTGCCTTTTTTATTGACACAACATCCATCACATGTTATAATACATCTTAACTAATAAAGGTATACTTAATGCTTGTAGAAAAATTCACTTACCC